GTCCAAGAGGCGCAGAACTACATCGGCCGACAGTACGCCGACGGGTCCGGCATCCTCGACGACGTCATCACGGCGGTGTCGCGAATGATTGACCGTCACTGCGGACGCCACTTCTACACGGTGACGGCTACCCGCTACTTCGACACCAACGAGCCGGACGAGCTCGAGCTGGGGCCGTACAACGACCTGGTGACGATCACGACGCTGAAGTCGGATCAGGACGGCGACGGCGCCTACGAGACGACACACGCCGCTGGCACCTACCAGTTGACACCTGTCGGCGCGACAACCCGAGCCCCGTACGCGCAGCCGTTCACCGAGATCGAACTGTTGTCGTCTGCGACGTCGTTCCCGCTGGGTACTGCGACCGGTCGCGAGGGTCTGATCGAAGTGGTCGGTTCGTGGGGTTGGCCGACTGCGGTGCCGATCGAAGTGAAGCAGGCGGCCCGCATCTTGTGTGCGGAGATGGCGAAGGTGCAGGACGCCCCGCTGGGCCTGGTCGGCTCCCCAGAGTTCGGCATGTCCAGGGTGCCCGGTTACATGCCGAGGCACGCCCGTGACCTGTTGGCGCCGTTCGTGCATCCGTTGCATGTAGGCCTGGCGTGACGGCATCGAACAAGACGATTCGTCGCACCCTGTTTGACGCGTTGGATCTGCCGTCGCTGCATCGCTACCAGTACCCGCCCGAGTCGGTGCAGGTGCCGGCGGCGATCATCGCCGGCCTGGACATCTCACCGGCTGCGACGGGCGGGAAGCGTGAGACGACAGCGACGGTGCTGATCGTCGTGTCCCACTCCGATGTTGACCAGCTCGAAACGCTCGACATGCTGCTCGACGAGGACGACGACGGCTCGGTCCTGCACGCGATCGAAGCGACGACGAACGAGAACGGTGTGTCGTTGTCGTGGCAGGACGCCGGTTCGTACGGCGAAGTCCAGTGGAACGGCGTCTCGTACTACGGGGCGGTTGTGACCGTGAAGGCGTGGACCTGATGGCGAACGCTGCCGGCATCGGTAGGGGCATCTCGCAGATGGGTGTCGAACTGGCCCGCAACAACTCCAAGGCCACCCAGCGTGCAGCGTTGGCGTACAAGACGGCGGCGCTGAAGGCGGCTACTAGGGATTCGGGCGGCGATCTGCGCCTGTCTCGGTGGGGTAAGCGTGGCGTGAAGCTCGGTGTCGGGTTTGACATCGAAGGCGGCAGCCAGGCGAAAGCGACGATCGCGCCCCGGCCGATGGGTCCGTGGAAGGTGCTTGAGTATGGGGCGGAGAAGCATCTGATCGTGCCGGGGTTGACTCGCCGGCAGGCGAAGGCTCTGACGTTGTTCTCTGTGATGGCGGGTCAGGGTGGAAGCCTTGACGGCTACGACATCAGCGGGCTCGCCGCATCGGCCAGGGGCACCCGTAACAACCGGCGCGGTGCTCGTCGGCGTAAGCGTCGCCCGCCGTTGAAGATCGGCGGCAACGTCCGAGCGTGGGCGCGGCATCCCGGCACCACCGGCAAAAAGACCTGGTCGAAGGGCATTGCCAAGGGTTCGGACGACGCGATTGCTGGTTACCGCAAGGCGCAGGGCGACGCGATCGCCAAGGTGTTCCGCTGATGCCGAGAGCACTCGTCGTGCACCCTGGCCCCGACTTCTCCGTCGCCGACGTGTTTCGCGGCACCTGTCGTGGCTTGTCGGAACTCGGCTGGGATGTCATGCCGTACAACCTCGGCGACCGGATGCAGTGGGGTTCGATCGTTCACCTCGCCGCTACTGACGGGACGTTTCACAAGGCGTTTCCCGAACCGGAGGACGTCTACGGGTTCGCACTCTCCGGTTTGTACCGGGCGGCGTACCGCTGGTGGCCCGACGTCATCGTGTTCGTGTCGGGGTTCATCTTGGATCAGGACATTCTTGAGGTGTTCAAGGCTCGCGGTCACAAGGTGGCGTGCGTGTTCACCGAGTCGCCGTATGAGGACTCGCGGCAGTTCATGGTGGCACCGGCGTTTGACGCTGTGACAGTGAACGATCCGGTGTCGCTCGAGCGTTACCAGCAGATCACGAACGCCATCTACACGCCGCACGCCTACGACCCGACGATCCACTACCCCGGTGCTTCGACCTACAAGTCGGACTGCGTGTTCGTCGGTACCGGCTACCCGTCCCGCCAAGCGTTCATGGAACGTGTTGACTGGACCGGCATCGACCTAGCGCTCGCCGGCAACTGGGAACACTGCGACGAGTCGCTGACCCAGTTCGTTGTGCATGACCTCGAGGACTGTCTCGACAACGAGGACGCCGCCGAGATGTACCGCGGGTCCGCCACCTCGTTCAACCTGTACCGCTCGGAAAACAACGGTGACGTGGCCGATTCCGGCGACGGCATCGCGATGGGTCCGCGTGAGGTTGAGTTGGCGGCGTGTGGTACTTGGTTTGCCCGCCAGTCTCGTCCGGAGTCGGACGACACGTTCCCGATGTTGCCTACGTTCTCGTCGCCTGAAGAGTTGGGCGATCAGATCCGGTGGGCGCTCGCTCACCCCGATCAGCGTGACGCTGCGGCCATGTCGGCCCGCGCGGCGATCGCTGACCGCACGTTTCCCAACAACGCTGCTGCCCTGCTCAGGGCTCTCGGCGTCTAAGTCACCCAACACACAGGAGGGCCATCATGGCCGCACCCATTGCTGGCCGTAAGGGCCGGATCTACATCGACGTGTCCACGAACGGTGCCGGCGCAGCCGTCCCGATCGCGAACCTGTCGTCGTGGTCGCTCAACCGTTCGACCGACAAGATCGACACCACGTCGTTCGGCGACGAGTCCAAGACGTACGTCGTGTCGCTGCCCGACGCCCAGCTCGACTTCTCCGGTTTCTGGGACACCGACGGTGACCAGTACAAGGTTGCTGCGGCGATCGACGGTGGCCGCAAGACGTACCTGTACGTCACCACCGACACCACGACCAAGTACTGGTTCGGCAAGTTCCACTTCGACGTGTCCGTCTCCGAGACGGTGTCGGGCGCGGTCGAGGTGTCCGGTTCGGCCGGCGCAGCCACCAGCCTCCAGTCGGCGGGCATCTGACCCGATGACTGAACCTGCCGCAGAGTGGGCGTGCAACACGCCCGGTGGTCAGGTCCGTCTCGCGGACCTGACCATCGAAGCTCTCGCCCAGCTCGAGAAGTCCTGCGGGACCGAGTGGTGGCGGATCGTTGCGAGGCCGCGTAACAGCGCGACGAACGCCGTTCACATCTACGCGGCGTGCTGCGAACTAGCCGGGTGTGAGCCCGGCACGGTCACAGCACGTGATCTGTTGAACGTGTTTGAGACGGTGCCCGAGGATCTGCCCGACATGTACGAGGGCGGCATCCCAAAAGCGGGGGCCGATCAACCGACCAGTGGGTCGCCTGGTGCGCCCTCCGGTTCAAGTGGACCCCCGAACAAGTCCGAGGGTTGACGCATCGCGAGTTGCAGTTGTTGAACGAGGTAGTACAGAACGCCGATCAGGCGCGTGCTGCCGCGAGGGAACGGTGACCTGAGTGGCCCTGTTGGAACGTCTCGAACTGGTCATCGAAGCCGACGCCCGCACCGCTGAACGCGAGTTCAAGAGGATCGGTCAGCAGGCGTCTGAGTCGCTCGGCGAGATTGAGGACGCCGCCCGCATGGTCGGCGCGAACGCTGCGGACAAGCTTGCCGGGAATGTGGGCGAGTTTCGGGCGGCGGGCGAGAAGTTGAGTGATGCCGCCGGTGAGCGGCTGGATTTGTCCGCCGCGGCCTCTAGGGCTGCGGCGGACGTTCCGCGCGCGCTTGAAGCGCAGCGGGGTGACGCTGAGGCTGCTGGTCGCCGTCTCGGTGATTCTGCTGCGGAGGGTGTGACGTCGGGGTTGCGGTCGGCTGGTGGCGGGGTCCGTTCTGCTGGTGCTGATCTTGGTGGCGACGCTGGCGGCGGTGTGTCTGACGGCATGTTGGATTCGTTGTCGGGGATCACGTCGGATCTGTCGGGCGTGCTCGATGGTGCGTTGTCGGCGTTGCCGCCTGGCCTGGTTGGTCCGGCGGGTGCGGCTGCCGCGGTCGTTGGTGCTGCGTTCGTGCAGGGGTTCGCTGACGCGATTGAGTCGGAGAACTTGGGCGATGTGGTCGCTGCCCGTGTGGGGGCTGGTGCTGCCGAGTCGGAGCAGTTCGCCCGTGTGTCGGCCGGTGTGTTCCGTGACGCTTGGGGTGATTCGACCGCTGAGGTGGCCGACGCTGTCGACGCCGTGTATTCGACGCTGTCGGACAGTCGTGGGTCTGAGGCGGCGCTCAAGGATTTGACCACTCGGGCTCAGGCGTTCGCTCAGGTGTTCGAGCAGGATGTCGGCGAGGCAGTGTCGAACGCCGGCGTGCTCATTGAAACGGGTTTGGCCCGTGACGCTGTCGACGCGTTCGACCTGATGACGGCGGCGGCGCAGAACGTGCCGGCGGCGATGCGCGACGAGCTGGGTGAGGCGACCCAGGAGTATTCGACGTTCTTCGCGACTCTGGGATTCGATGGTCAGGAAGCGTTCGGGATTCTGGTCGACGCCGCCGGCGAGGGGCGCTACGAACTCGACAAGACGGGCGACGCGATCAAGGAACTGTCGGTCCGTGCGACCGACCTGGACAATGTCGCCGCACAGAGTGCGCTGGAAGAACTCGGGTTTGACGCTGCGGCGATGTCGACCGAGTTGCTGAAGGGTGGCGAGTCGGCACGCATCGCGACACAGCAGATCATGGACGCTCTCGCTGGTGTCCAAGATCCGGCGGAGCAAGCTGCGATCGCTGTTGCGCTGATGGGGGCTCCGCTCGAGGATCTGAACAAGTCCGAGATCCCGCAGTTCATTGACCGGCTGGCCGGGGCGACCGACGGCATGGAGGACGCGACGGGCGCGTCGGACGACCTGACGAACTCGCTGAAGAACACACAGTCGGCGTTTACGACGGTGAAGCGTGAACTGTTGGGCGGGTTCGAGGACTACGCCAACGACGTCCTTCAGCCGCTCGCCGACTACCTGAACAGCGACGACCCAGGGCTCAAGGAAGCGGCGAACGGTGCCGGCGAGTTCCTCGGCAACGCCATCGTCGACGCCATGTACCTGACGATCGGTGGGCCGCTGTCGCTGTTCTTCGATCTGCCAGGCAAGGACGCAATCAAGGATGCGCTTGGGTTGGGCGAGGATCTGCCGTCGCCTGAAGAGTTGGGTGTGCCGCAGCTTGAGGCTGGGATCAACGGGCTGGGTGACACGTTCGGGACTGTTGGTGGGAAGGCTGCTGCTGGTGCGGCGCTGATCGCTGGCGGGTTTGCTGATGTGGCCGGTGAGGCTGGCGGCGCTGCCATGTCGGTCGACGAACTCAACGCTGTGATGGAAGTCAACGCTGAGGTGGCAAAGATCGCCTCCGAGCGGTCAGCGAACTACCTCGCCGTCATCGGCGACACAACCAGTCTCGACAACATGTTGACGTCAACGTTGTCGCTGACCGAAGCGACACGCGGTATCGGCCAGTGGGTTGGTGACCTGTCGCAGTCGGTCGACATCTCCGACATCGCTGACGGTTTGCAGGTTGCTGCTGAGGACACGTCGGCGGTGCTGCAGAAATGGCTCGACATCGGCACTGAGGCGCAGCAGGTGATCGCTGACACGTTGCAGTTCCAGGGTGCCGACCAGGCGATCGCTCGTGCGGACGGCATCCGCCAGTCGCTCGTCGGGGTGATGGAGCAGGCCGGCTACACCGACGAGCAGATCCAAGAGCTGCTGACAAGTATGGGCTTGACCGAGGGCCAGGTCGATATCGCGATCGAGGTGTCGGGCACCGAAGAGGCGATGGCGAAGCTGGAGATCCTGCGCGAGTTCCTGCTGGCCGAGGGCGGGGCTGGTATCCCGAGGGAGATCAACTCGCAGATCGTGTTGGCGTTGGACGAGGGACGCGCCGAGGACGCTGCGAACCTGTTGTCGCTGTGGGTGCAGGACAGCCAGGACGGGTTGATCGAGAACCCGTTGCTGGTGGCGCTTGGGTTGGGTGACACGGCGCCGGCGTCGGGTGAGGTTGACGGGTGGAAGGCGGGCGAGGAAGCGAAGCCGCCCGCCAAGATCGGTGTTGATGCGGACACGGGGCCGGCTCGTAGTGCTGCGGCGGATCTGTTCTTCGACATCGGACGTCTGGCGCCGATCATCAAGGTCGGGATTGAGTATGGCGGCGCCGCTGGTGCTGGTGCTGGAAACGCCGTACTCAGCGGGATCAACCGCATCACTGGTGCTGGCGGCGGCGTAGACCAGTTCGGCATTCCGCTGTACGGGCGTCGCGCCACCGGCGGTCCGGCGATGGCGGGCGCAGCCTATGGCGTGAACGAGGTCGGTGCGGAAATGTTTGTGCCGTCGACGTCGGGCTTCGTCATGGATCACTCGGAGTCGGCGGCGTTGGTTGAGGGGGTCCGCCAGTTGGTCGCTGGTGGCGGCAGCGGTGTGAATGTGACGCAGACGATTGTGACTGCTGATCCGGTGGTTGCGGGGTCGGAGTCGGCGCGGAAGATGCGCGACGCCGCGTTCTTGGCGGGGGTCTGAGATGCCGGTTTCGTACAACACGAACGCCGGCGGGTTGACCATCGGCGGGATCAACATGTTCTGTCCGGCGTGGCGGATCGACAACCTGTACGAGTTGTGGTTGCCGGCGGATCAGCGCGGCCAGGACGTGACTCGACCGGGTGTCGCTGGTTCGTACGCGGTGCGCCGGTATGCCACGGCGACCCGTAAGAGTCTCCGCATGTTGATCGTGGGTGATGTCGACCGCACCGGCTCGGCGTCGGCGTCGAAGCTCACCGGGATCTACACGAACATCGCGTACATTCGGGACAACATCGTCGCTCCGACGGGTACGACCGACGGCACCCGCTCGGCTGTGCTCACTGTGCCTGGTGGGACGACGATCACTGAACCGATCCATGTCACCGGGTTTGAGGTGTCGGATCTGCGCGAGGACGGCGGGTGGGTCAAGGCGGTGTTGGAGATCAGCATCCCTAGCGGCCGGTTCCAGTGACCGCCGTCGACCTCGCGTTGTACGAAACGACCAACACTGGCGCGTCGCTGTCGACTCTGGCGTCGGCGTTTGATGCCCAGTGGCAGGACGTGCCGAACGGCACCGGCTCATTCAGCTTCGAGCTACCGCTCGGGCACGCCGATGTGGCGCTCTGCACCTACGGGCGTGTCGTCCGGTTCCTGATCGGCACCGATCCGGTGTTCGCCGGTGTCATCACTTCGGTGAAGCCGGCGCCGGTCAACGTCGGCGACGAGGGCTCGGAGTCGGTGCGTGTCGCCGGCAAGGGACTCGTCATGGAACTGGATCACGCCAAGACGACACCGAAGCCCGGTGCATCTACCGCTCCCGGCACCATCGCCGACGTCTATCCGCCGATCGACGACCGGCCGATGGAGTGGTACGGCATGGACTACGACGACTCCAACGGGTCGACGTGGATCGCATCAACGGTGCGCGGCACGCACGGCGAGGCGTCGGCGGTGAACCCTGGTCTGCCTGGCGGTATGCGGGTGCTCGGCGCCAAGTGGATCTGGAGCGCCGATGTCACGGGCCGCGAGGACGACTTCCTGTTCTTTCGCCGCTGGGTGTACCTGACCGCCGACAGCTACGTCCTCGACTTCGCGTGCTACGACGCTGCCGCCTACATCAACGGGAAGCGGTGGCCCCGCAACTGTGCGCTGGGTGAGAAGGAACGAGCCGAGTTCACGGTCCTGAACGCCGGCTGGGTGCTGATCGCGTTCGAGGCGGATCTGCGTGACACGAACTACGACGAAGGGCTCGTCTGGCAGCTGACACGCGGCGAAGAGGGCGCGGTCGTCGAATACTCCGACACAACCACGAAGGTGTATTACCTGCCGGATGCTGTCCTGTCGATGACCGCAGGCGGCACACTGCTAGCACTCAAGCAGGATCATCCGTCGTTGACCGAGTGGACGTTCAACTTCACCGCGACGACGGACAGTGCGTCGGCTGACTTGTCGGACATTTCGTCGGTGGCTGTGCGTGTCGGCGAGGATTCGATCTGGGATGTCCTGGTGGCGCTCTCAGAGGTCTACATCGACTTCGATGTCGATGTGGCAGGCAAGACCCTGAGCATCTGGGAGAAGGGCACGCACGGCAACACGTCGACCGTCGATCTGATTGCCGGTAACTCGACGGCTGCGTCGTCGGGGTTCGTGAACATCGTGGAGTTGGAGTGGGAGAAGCGTCGGGCGCCGTTCAACGCGTTGATGGTGCGTTACGAGCAGGGCTGGTTCCGTCGCCCTGCGTCGTTGCCGGCGAAGCCCCGTTATCACTCGCTGGGTATCCCTCATGTGGGGTCGGGTGCGGTCGCTATTCAGTTCGCTGATGCCGTGTTGTCGAAGGTTGGTGTTGACACCGAGGTGGCGACCGTCACCCTGGTGCGTGACCTACCCGCAGGGTCGGTGCCGTACACCGATTTTGACAAGTGGTCGACGATGGATGTGCCGTCGTCATCGGATCTGAACACCACCACGGCGATGCCGGTGAAGGCGATCACTTGCAAGATGGATCGCGACGGCGAGCTCGACAATGTGGTGGTGGAGTTCGGGTCGCTGATCGAGGACATCGGTACGCAGATCGAACGGTGGATCGCCAGGTCGACCCGTGGCGGTCTGTCGGGCCTGGTGCAGATGGCTCAGGGTGTGTCGTCGACGGTGCAGCAACGTCCACCGAAGTTGACGCAAACAGAGATCGTCCTGTTTG